TCATCTGGAACTTTATCTACATCTTGGACTACTGTAACAAATGCTAACCGTGCAGTGGGTGTGGTTAACCTTGCAGATAGCACAGACAACGAATGGCTCATCACCGGCGTCCAGCTTGAACTTGGCGAACAGGCCACGCCGTTCGAGCATCGGTCGTTTGGCGATGTCTTGAAGCAGTGTGAACGTTACTATGAAAAAACTTATCAGTATTCTACTGCTCCCGGAACAGTGGCTGCATATGATGGAAATCAACCGATTAGAATAAATGGTCTTAACAACAGTGGCAGCGAACAGAAGTATCTAGTCATAAGACTAAGAACAGAGAAAAGGGCCAGCCCAACAACGACGTATTACAATGAAGCGGGTAATACAGGCAGATGTACTACCTACGACGCTGGCGGCACTCCCGACAACGGCATTAATATTGGCTTGAGCATTTCCGGAACAGCCATGCAGGGGTTTGGCCCCTCAAACGGCACGTTCTCTGGAATCTCGTGTTTTATGGAACATGATGCGGAGTTATAGATGAACATTACAAGCGCACAATATATGGCATATCAAGGCAACAATACTTGCATACGCATCGTTGTAGATGGTGTCACTATGCACGTTCCCCTTGAAGTGGGCAACCGCCACTACGACGAGATAATGAAACAGGTCGCAGCCGGTGACTTGACAATCGCTGACGCCGACTGATGAAGATGGCGATGGAACCCGTACTCAAAACCCAGATGGAACTTGAGGCACACGAGAAGGAGTGTGCTATCCGCTATGCTGCTGTCCAAGAGAAACTCGACGCTCTCGACAAGCGCATGTGGCGTCTCGAAGCGATGATTATGGGTAGCACGATTCTAGTTGTGGCTATGGTCGTCACAGTATTTATGGGAATGAATTGACGATGGCAGAAGTCGTAAAGATTGATACTGACGCTAAACTAGCAGGACAAGTAGGCGAACAGGCTGCAGGATTACAGACGGGTGTTCCGCAAGTTGACGTTGTACGTCCGACGGTCACATCGGACACGTTACAACAAACTACTGGCACGATGCTCGGGACTGATCCGCAAGCAGGAACGGCTCAGGCTCCTATGACCGGCATCGACGTAACTACTCCGACAGCACCTGCTGCGAATGTTGGTCAAGTGTCAGCGACAGAACGTATCACGCCTAACATCGGTGTGATGGGCGTATCACAAATCGATGCCGCACCACAAGTCGACGTGAGTACAATCGAAGCGCCTTTGTCTGCAGGGGCACAAGCCGTAGCTCAAGTAGACGAACTCGATCCACGAGCTACGGTAAAGTATCAACTTGAAGGAATACTCAGTGGCATCGAAGAGGGCAAGCCGATGCCCCCGTTCGCCGCACCTGCCGTACGTAAGGTTGCGGGTATTATGCAAGCACGAGGCTTAGGAGCTTCGTCGATGGCTGCTGCGGCTATCACACAGGCTGTCATGGAGTCGGGTGTTGCTATCGCTGCGAAGGATGCGGATCAATTCGCACGTATGCAGCTTACGAACCTCAACAACAGACAAAAAACAGCTTTACAAAACGCTGCACTCGTCGCAGGACAAGACAAGGCTAACTTGTCCGTACGTTTACAGGCTGCGGTTACGAACGCACAGTCTTTGCTTGCTACCGAAACAAAGAACCTGTCTGCAAAACAGCGTTCTGATGAGCTTTCGTACAACGCCCTAACACAGGGACTTTTCAAAGACGCTGCGGAAGAAAACGCACGGCGTCAATTCAACGCTAAAAACGAATTACAAGTAGACGAATTCTTTGCAGAGTTAGAGTCACAAGTCGAGACTGCCGACGCGAACCGCAAAGCGGCTATGTCGCAGTTCAACGCAGGTGAAGTGAACGCGCAAAATCAGTTCAATACAGCGATGCGTGACAATCGCGAGAAATTCAACTCGAACATGCAGTACGCTATCGATCAGTCGAATGTCCAGTGGCGCAGACAAGTCAACACTGCTGACACTGCCGTACAAAACGAAACAAATCGTATAAACACACAAAATGCCTACAGCGCCAGTCAAAACGCTCTGAACAACTTGTGGCAACGATATCGTGACGAGGCTGCGTGGGCCTTGCAGAAGACGGAGTCTTTCCTGCAGCGGCAACACGAAGTCGGTATTATGGCTATGGAATTCGCAAACAGCGAGTCTCTTTACGATCAGCAGCAAAAGGACAATTTAGCTGCGGGTATCGGCAACTGGCTTGCATTGTGGTACGCAAATAGAGGATCAGGAGGGAGTTAATAATGTTTGGTGGTAGTATCGGAACTACGCTTCTTGCGAGTTTAATCCCTATCGGTCTCGACATGATTACGGGAAGCGGTCCCGGAGCGAAGGCCGGACAGGGTGACGTGGGCAAACAACTCGCGACGACATTTCTTAAAAGCACAGGATTTTTAGCACCGGCAAAGGGAGAGGCCGTCGGTAGTGTATTTTCTATGGCCCCCGAAGCACGCCCTCGTACAGCAGCAGAACTCGCTGCGGGTTCGCGACAAGCTAGTCAGGTGCAACTTAGTCCTCAAGCACAACTTGTGATGAACAATCCTAAACTGGCAACTAGACTTCCTGACTTCATACAGAACAGCACGAATCCACAGATGGCGGACTTCAGGGCTAAACACGTCCCCATGACTGTACAGCAGGGTCGTAAAACCCTTGCCACTCCGCAACCTAAAGATATCAGAGTGTGAGCATGGAAGAAGAAGTTCGTCCTCAAGCGGGAACTATCGAAGCGAAAGACTCTTTTGCTATGGCTCCTCCGGGTCACAGCCTGACAATCGATAACGAGCGTTGGCCGTGGGGTAAGCCCCAAGAGCAAGTCGATCCGCAAGTCGTACTCGACAGGGCGGTCGATTCTCTCGACGTGCCTGCCGTACGCGAGGAGATGATGAAGCTCCTTATGGTCGGTGCGTCAGTCGAGGCACTTGTTGAGGGGTACATTTTTCAAGCGTTCCAAGAGGGCGGCTTCTCCCCAGACGTAGGCTTGCTTATCAAGGGGCCACTTGCCCTGTACATCGCCTCTGTTGCTGAAGATGAAAACATACCTTTTCGCATGTTTGAAAATGAAGACGCTCTCACACGGGGTGAGATGGATGACAAGACGTTCTTCCGTATGATGCGTCAGAACAATCCTGCTATGTTCGCGTACGTCAGTGAGACGATCAACGAGGGCATCCGTAAAGGCCGCACACCTGAACCGCCGCAAGAAGAAAACTTTATGACCATGAAAAAGAAGGAATCGTAAACGATGGGCATCGGCTACGCACTCGCATCAGGACTTGTAAAAGGTTTCACGGAAAACATCGGACGTGAAATGGAGCGTCGTGCAGGAGAAAAAGAAAAACTTGATGCGTATAGGGCGATGCTTCTTCAGGCTTCGGTAACCGGCGGCGAAGATTTCAGCGCGGAAAACGCACAAAAAATAGGTGAATTTGTTTCTGCAGCAGAAAAACGCTACGATGAGATGGGCAGAATAGACATATTCGGAACACAAGGCCCGTCTGTGTTCGGTGCAGATGAGGCAGACGCCTTCGACACTCTTCTATCAGAGTTGAAGGGTGGTGATCCTCTCACAAAAGATATGACACGTGAAAGCATCGGCGGGTACGAGTTTCTTGTCAGCGATCAGTACACCGAAAATCTGGGTAAGGGCAGAGGAGATGTCATTCTGTACGACGCTTTCGTAGAGGACATCGAAGCGAACCCGGCTAAATTCGAAGAGTATGCCATGCAGCCCGGAGCAAGAGACAAACTTATTTCGGACGTGACTCGGTTACAGAAGGCTTACTTACGAGAAAAATCTACCGGCAGTGGCATGGCGGGTAAGGCAGGAGATTTGATGCCGGTCCTGTCCGACATACCCGGATATGAATATCTCAATGAAACTCTGGGTATAAGTAAATCCGCACAGTTCGATAGAAGGGTGGATGCTTTCAAAGAGTTACAAACTACACAAGACATATTCGGATCGGCTATTGTGCTTGATAGCAATAGCTTCGTAATTGACAAGAGATTTCATGTGTCGGATGACACCGAAAAGTTCACTGGCGATTTTTCGTTTTTTGTAGCGGACCCAAGACAGAAAAACGCAATCGACAGGGCCGCAGAAATACAGGGCGAGGGTTCCCAGTTCTTCTTCAACAGAGTATCCGAACAATTTATCAAAGAGGGCAGAGATATAAATGATCTCTACGCTTACGCAAACGCTCTGGCGGACATCGTCGACAGGGGAGGTTTGGCAGCACAGACAGCCCTGACCTCCGATCAACTGTTCGACATAGGTAAATACCTAACAGAAGATGACTTCCTTAAAGACGACATGATTATGCAAGCCCGAGTCATCGAGCCTTTCCGTGCTTTGTACGTCGATAAAACAGAACTGGCTCTGATAGATGCGGGAGTGAACAACGAGAGCTTTAAAAGTAACAAGCCTTTCGGTGAACAATTCAAGGCTCTGTACGGTTACACACTTGCCGACTTCCAAAAACGTATGAAAGCGTTTAGAGATGCGAAACAAAAGTTAGCGGTCTACAAGGATGTTCTTTTAGAGAAAGGCACTGTTAGTGGTGGTCTCGCAGAAACAATATTCCGTCAATTAGGTTCTGTATTTGGTGAGACTGGTACTGTCGATCAGCTTCTCGATCTTCTTGGTGTTGACAAGAATGATCGTGCTAGAGAACGAGACTACCTTCTGGGCAGAAATAAGGGAAGAGATAAGCTAACTGCCATATCAGAGGCTGATACTCTTCGTTACATTATTGCTGCCGATCTGGCTCGGGCTGAAGATTCTGCAGGACGACTTTCAGACGGAGACATCCTTCGTAACTTGCAGAAGTTGACAGGATTTGGTGCGTTAAGATTTGACGATGAAGTTGCGGCTGTTGACATGGTTATTTCTGACTTGAATAGACAATTCTCAAACCTGACAGTCCTCGATCAGATAGCTACTTCAGGCGTAGGTCGCATGTCTCGTGAACAGCGTCGTCTTCTCATAGGAGATAATCTTGCTGGAAAAGCACGGGATGAATATTTTGTGAGGGCAGGTTTGTCTTCGAGGAAGGGCGGACCGTCGTCGACTATGCCCACTGTAGAACAAATTAAAGCTATGCCTGCGTATTTTGCGAAACCTTCTACCCTAACTATCGATGGTCAGACCGTCACAGCAGACGCTATACACCAACAAAAAGTTGGGGAGAGCTTCCAATATATCGCTATCATCGACGGTAAGCCTAGATTTGTTAACGCAGAAGAGGTAAAAACAGCCACCCTAATTGGAGCATCTAGCGCTTCCCCTGCGGATACAAATACTGCGGATGTAAATACAGATGCAGGAACGTCTTCGGTTGTACAGCGTGAGGTAACTGATGAAAAACCTCTGGGTGAGGCTGAACCGGGAGACTATACAGCCCCGGATGATGCTGGCGTATCACCGACATCTCCCGCACCCGCACCGGCACCGGCATCAGAAACAGCGCCCGAATCACTGACGATGGATGAAGCAATGAGCTTGAACATACCGGGCGTTGCACAGGGTAACACAAGTATTACTCACGAGGGTTTCGTCTATCAGTTTGATCTGACAAAGAAAGCGTACGTAAGAAAGAACAAAGTGGTTAAGTAATGGAAAACACTTACAATCCTGTTTCGTATAGCAACATGGCGCGGACGTTTCGTTCGATACTTCCTGATTCGGACATAGACTTCGAAGAGGAAATCAATCGAAACGTAGCCGAACAACGACGCGTGATGAACGGCCCGACAGATGAAGAACGGGAAAAGATGTTCATCGATGAAATCACTGGGGTGAACGGCGCTACAAGTATCGGAGGATTTCTTGTTCCTTCGGACAAAAATCAAGCTCTTCAGAATTACACTAATCTTCCAGAAGACGAAAAACTCCGTCTGAAAAGCGTGTACATAGACGAAAGTTTCATACAGGCACAAGACCCGCTTCGTCCCGTCGTTCCTTTTTCCGGAAAGAAATACGAACAGATACGCTTATCTCCCGCACTTAAAAGACTACCCGCAAACGTGCAGGAAAAGTTTGTCGAGGTAATTCAGAACAGACAGCGTCTAGCGAAAGTGTTCGTAGACAATAAATATCAGCTATCTAATGATGCGTACGACATCATCATGGATTCATTCGTAACCGGAGATTTTCTTACCGAGTTGTACAAATTCGTGAGTAACACGGGTGCGGACTTCGCTCGTGCCCCCACTCTAATCGCTTTGGCAGGCAGTGCGGCAGAGTCCGGACTCGAATCCATTCTTTCTGCCGACGATGAGTTCGGAATGAAGAAGTCCTACGGCGAAAAATTTAAAGATAATTTCGACAGGAATATGTCTATAGCGGGGACTGTACTGGTTCCGTACGAAGATTTCTTGAACAAAAGTGAGTTTACTGACTCTGCTGCTTACGACATTCAACAGTGGTACAAGAGTAAATTTTACGCCCAGTACGATGACAAAGAAACTGCTGACCTAGCTTGGAGTCTTAGTGGTCATCAGAAGATACGTCAAAAAATATATCGGGAGGGTGACCCTAATTTCGACCCTAATGTCAGAGACGGGCAGTCTTATGTCGGTCCGGCCCTCGACGACGAGAGTAATGTAATTTTCGATGACATAGGTCTTCCCGGTGAATTAGTTCAGGACATGGTGGACATCGCATACAGAGAGCTTCCTAACTATCAAAAGGCTGCTATGTTCGCCGCAGGAATGATGCCGCTCACTGTGGGGTTAGGGGCATTAGCAGTGCGTAAGGGCACTAAGTACGCTACTCAAGTGCAAAACTTCCGCCTCAACAACCCCGGGATGCAAGGTCTCGATAAATTAACAGACTATCAAGTTTACAAAAGACACATAAAGGGACGTAAATCTGAGGGTGATGCGTGGAGAACCGTCTGGAGAACTTTGACGTTCAACATCGGACAGGTAGGTCCGGGCACGTTGAATTATGGCAAAAATATAAATCGTCATCTCAACATAATAAAATCGTACGACGATCAACTACAACAACTCAACGGGTTCGTAAGAGGGGCACGCGAAGACGTACAAAGCCTCGATGACATGGCAGGCTACAGTCCCGAAGCCGCACAACTTGTAAATATTTTTAAGAATGGCACCCCCGAGCAAGCATTAGACGCCAATCAGAAACTAACTCAATACTTCAAGTCCGAACAGACTCGTGTACGAAAGAACGTAGACAATTACAAACTTCGTTCTGGGTACAATAAATACGACAATCCGTATACGCGATCCCTGTTAGCAGATGACATGATCATATCCGCCGCCGTAGGCTACGCACCTAGTGTCTTGACTATGTTCGAGCCGGACACTGCCGAGATGATCACGGGAATAACCGCTCCGATATTCGCTCCGGCTTTGGTGCGTGGTCCCGTCTACGCTGCTACAAACATCCGCATGGTGAAAGATATACCAGAGGCAGTAGGAGGTGTGTTTGAGTACGCTCCTTTTGTAGGCAAGTTTTTCACCAGAATGCGAGAGGCTCGTGAACAGACAGACCTCCGAAAGATGATGGAAGACATCGGAGTCGAAGTCACGGAAAGGTCTATGAAAGCGTTCGATCTGTTGCGTAAAATGTACAACAACATGAACGAGGATATGAGGACGCGAACAGATCGAGCATTCAGTGAATACAACTCTGTCATGGACGGCATCGTATCCTCTCTTAGAACAGCGACGAAACGAGACATAAAAACTGATGAACTCGTACCTGCCTTCGACGAAGACACGATAAAAGAGATGATGTCTACCCTACACCTAAGCGTAGCTCAAGCCAGTGGACTCTCTCCATTCATTGCTATCCAGAGTCGAGCTTCAGAATTTAAGCCTCGTGACATTATGAATGAAAAGAAACTTGCTCTGATAGCTACAGCTATAAAAGAAGAGGAGCAATCTCTTACGCGCATAGGGGAGTTGATGAAAGTATTTCGTACTAAGTACGAAGAGGAGACGGGTGTAGACCCAAGTTCAAATGTTCAACTTCAAGAATTCTTAGCGGACTTCGCACGTATAGAACAGGAGGGATTAGACGGTATAAGCATGAAGCGTCAAGAAATGCTTCGTATGTTAAATTCGTTCGCACGATCCCCCGAGTTGCCGATAGAGCCTGACACTGTGACCGAACTTGTTCGTCTCAAAACTCTTTTCGCTCCAGAAGAAATACACGACATGATCAACAGTGCGGAAGGCATAGCGTCAGTCGCCATGTCCGTCGCAGAAGGCGCTCGTGTAAAGACACGAGAACTTGCAGCGTTTCACAGCACTATGCGAGAAAAGGAACTCAACGGAGAAGTTGCGTTAGCGGTAGACAGTCTTTTCGATGCGGAGCTTGGATACAAGTATGCTTTGGGTAAACTGCCTTACAGAGAGGCTGACAACTACGCTATAAAGAACGGCCTCACCGTAAATCTTATGAAGTTAGGGGAGAGATTACACAATGTAAATTCTGCTTTAGACAAGTCATTTTTATCTGCGGGTAAAGACAGACGTGGAAAAGTACGAATTAAATTTGGACCCGCCAGAGATTATTTGCAGAAGGTTGGCAACAACGCGCTTGTAGTATTCGAAAACGCAGCAGAACGAGGCTTGGTTGCAGAGTATGGGGATGAAGTCATCGAAATGATGAATACATCCGGCGAAACGAACTTCTTAGATTTTGCTTTGAAGTTGATGAAAGATGACCCAGATGCCAACCTATTCCGAGCAACGCCTAGCGAAGCAGAAGAATTATATAGAGCGTTTCGACGTTATGAAATGGACACTTCAGGTATGACTTTGCAAGACCTGAACACAAAGTATACACCGATTATAGACGACGCTATCAAAGCTGCGGATAAAACCCTCTACGATATGACTGTGAGCGCACGTTCGAACTGGGAAAAGACCGTAGGAATGCAAACGGACAAGGGGACTTTGGCAGGAGACACGGTAGTTGTACGCAGAAATTCTGAAGCAGTGACTCCTCGACAAGGTAAACATCTCTACAAAAAAGGGATGACCCCGATGAAAGCCTTCGTTCAGTTAGCAGATTCTATAGCAGAATTTGTAGTAGAAACTGATCCGAGCAAACGTGCGACCATAGAAGGCGCTATTTTAGATCACAAAGAATACGTCGTCGGATTTTTATCAGGGGGCAATCGTCTAGGCGGAGCCGAATTCGGTTTCGATTTGTCTGATGAGCGTCGAAGGATCAATGCAGACACAGGAAGCACCATTCTTGAGATGCTAGTGTCCAAAAGACTCAACGCGAAATATCAAGCTCAATTAGAGGATTTACAGACTTCGATAGAAAGACAGACGTACGGACTCGTCACCAGACCGGACGCGGTAGCCCGTCTAGCATCGGGTAATCAGTATGATTTCAGTCGTGCCCAGAGATTGTTCGAAGTAGAGAAGATGATGTCTGTGCCCGTCAGAGGGGGTTCGAATGCGGATGTAGAATATCACGTCCCAATTCCTACTTCCGAAGAGGGGCTTATGAAATTCCTCAACGAAGATAGGGGGCGTATAGGCGTCGGGCCTCCTGTCGCACCCCCCACTTTTGACATATCAGATGCAGTGGGTGAAAATCAAAGACGGTTTTTCTTTAAGGTAGACAACATCGTCGGTTCTACTCGCGATGTGGATGATCTTATGAAGAATGACGTTTACGCAAGACGAGAGTACGAATCTCTTCGCACTGACTTGAATGACGCTAACAGTGAATTTAATATTGCCGTACGAAGAGAAGAAGACGCAGTTAAGCAGTCGCTGAAACAGATGGGTACGTACGGTGATTTAGCCAGCGACCCTAAACAGTTTTTCGACGCTGTCTTCTTACGAGCCACTCCAGAAAGTCTCGAACGCACTGTAGAATATTTCGTAAACAACGGAATGAACAGAGATGACGTACGTCGGAATCTTGCGTATATGTATCAACAGGGGTTCGATGCGTATGTAAAATCTAGCATGGGGACACGACAAGGAGACATCACAGGTATGGATGTCATTCTTCGTGAGCCTGAAAAACTGTTAGAATTTACCGCCGGAGAAAAGGGCGAGGTGATGCGTTTCGTCTTAGGAGACGATCACTTCAATGATATGAAACTCCTTGCTAGGTATTCTCGTATAGCTTTGGGAGAGGGTGCAGGATTTAGGATATCTCCTGATATACGAGCTATGACCCTCGACAATGTCTTTTCTAAGTCATTCAACCTAGCACGAGGCATGGTCAGCATACCCTACGTCGCTGCAGAGGTAGGCGGTCGTGTTATGCTTCTTAGAAATCAAAGCATGATAGGTCTTGCTTTGTCAGATAAATCAGCAGCACGCATAATGCGTAGAGTATTCGAGGGCGATAAAATTACCCGAAGTGAATTACAGCTTCTGGGATTACGGATTAAAAATTACATAGCTAGAGACCTGATTACAAGTGAGGGTGATCTGCCAGCTATAGATGCACTTCTTGAAATCGCCGGGGCGGAAGAAGTACAAACTGAAACGCTCTCTGAAATAACTGCGAAACAAAAAGAAAAGCGTCGTGAAAGAGTTACAGAAGAAGTAGAAAGGATGTATGCTCAATGAAAACGTACAACAACGGCCAACGCAAGGCCATGATGTATGGTGGTGCAGCCAAGCGCAAGCCGATGATGTATGGTGGCATCGCTAAGAAGAAACGAAAGAAAGCGTCCGCTGGCGGTATGATGACCGCAAGCCCGACACAGCAAAACATGCAGCGTAAGCGTCAGCAGCAGACAGCCATGTCCGCTATGTCACCGATGCCGATGGCTAGTGGAGATATGCCGTTCGGTATGTTGAGTGTGAAAGCGGGGGTAGATAACAACCCCAAGCCTACAGTAGCAGACCGTATCGCGGGTGCGAAAATGAAAAAGTAGTCAGACGTATTTCACTGACTTATCTATAATCTCGTCAGCAGACGAGTTCAAATAACGTAACAAGGACACGATAGAGTGTGTGCCTTCATAGGCAGGCACTCCCGTGTCCATTTCTTTTTCTAGGTCTTCCGGGCGCACCGATTCCTTGTTGAGTTCGACGTTGCCGTCCTGTCGTAGGTGTGCCGTAAGAGAAAACAGTTGCGCCTTCATAACTGTTCTCCCACTACTTCACACTTGTATGAGTACGCATGAGGTGGTGGAAGAGCTTTAGGTACGGAGAGTATAGCCTCTGTCATCTCCATCACACGCTCCTCACATCGTTCTTCTGTACGATACGGCCCCCATTCATCTATAAAATTGAAACAGGGTCCGTCTGGTAAGTATACAGAACATACCATGACTATTGCCTTAAACATCGTTTAGCTCCTCTATTGGAAGATTGTAGCAGTCCGCCTTGAATACGAATCCGTTGTCCGGATCGATGTCACCACGACGATAGAACTTCGCGTTGCGGTAAAACGTACGTTTATCAATCTCCCCTAAAATCCACGCCTTCGAACCATCGATCTTGATACGTACGAATACGTACGAGTCGCAGTCTTGCTTCGTTCCGTGCGCGGGTATTGTACAATCGTAGTGCGGTCGCGGCTTCGTATTGCATCGTTTCGTCTTCACGTCGATGCGCTTGCCGTCTAGCAGCAGATCGTAATGCCTGTTATTCGCCTCTAGAGCGCCCGTGAGGTCGCTTACGACAAGCTCCCCTAGTGCCCCTACCACGTGACTTGTACTGCCCGTTATACTGCCCTCTAGGATGCCTACGTGGGCAGTCTTTCGTTGGGCACGACGCAGCAAGTCAGGAGTGATAGGAACCTCGATCATATATCTACAACCTCACACGCACCTGCCGTACACGCCAACTCTCCTGATCCGGAGGTGTTGTCCTCTTTTTCGTATTCGGAAAGGGCGTCCCAGTCGATAGACAGGGTGCCGAAGCGTTCCTGCCACTCACTGTATTCGTCAGGCTCGATGTCCTGATACGGCGCTTGTTGATAGACGTGATCGTCACGCGGAAGGAACGACACGCCTGATGCGATGTCGAAGTTCGTGTATATCCACGCGCCCACTTCCATCCACTCGTGTTCGGCTACGCTGATCGTCACTGACGGCTTGTGTTCGCACCAGTGTGTCGCATACGTTTTCCACAGTTCGAGTTGTTCGACAGCAGTCATGGCATGCCGCGTGATAGCTCCGCCCGGAGACTTCATGGCAAAAGAAAACACGGTAGTCGTGTCCGGATTGCCGACTTCAGCTTCGTTGTGTATGCCCTGTTCTGCAAGGAAGCGAGTGAGTGGGTCTTCGTTACCACCCCGCACCGTACGAATGTAGTGTCCGCTGTGTCGTGCGTGAATACCACTAGCGGCGTCGACAAGTTGTGACACAGTGCCCGACGGCTTGACACACGTAATGGCAACGCTTTGTGGGATTCCAAGCATCCGGGCATACTTGAGATTT